ATTATTCCGCCAGATAGTTGAAACCGTGCAAGCAAGGCGTCGGCTTTTAGGGATGGCCGGCCGTCAATAATATGGTAATCGCGCGCCGCCTCAGCCGGATGACGGCCCTCGGCCTGAGCGATAAGCATCAAGGCAAGCATTTGTTCTTTGGTCTTGATGCCGAACAGACTTGATTTTGCCATCGCGTCCGCCATCCGCTCTACCTCGGCGTAAGATATCAAGGCGCTGGGCTGCGTGGGTTCGTTGAGTGCTAATTGAGACATGATTTATTCCTTTGTTGTTGGTGGATGATACTATCTAAAGCTACTATCTTCTTTGACATACGGCGTCTTGCACTTATCGAAGCGTGGCACGTCGCACACCGGGCATAGATATAATTGATACTGGATGTTGTAGGCTTTCAGTCGGCCGCATCGACAATGCGGGAAAATAAATTTACGGATGAATTGGCCGGATTTAATCGGCATCAGCAAGAACCCTCGAAAAGAGGTTGATTGACTACCTTTAAAAGTTGGAGCGCGGATTGATGATATACCGGTGTAAGCACGGCGTTTTTGAAGCCGCCTTGTTTTTCCGTATGCCCCACATCCCCGAACGACTCAGGCACCAATACAAATTCCTCTGACGTTCCCGATCCTCGATGCTCTGCGCCAGCGACTATCAGGGCGTTCATGTGGTCCATGCAGCGCAGCATTTCCATGCGGGACGACGCGGTGTATCCGAACTTTTCACCGTTCTCGATTATGGTGCCGCATTCCTCGACGCCGCACTTTTTCGGGGGGTATTCGTGGCGGATGATCTTGTATAGTATCATGTCAACACTCCGTTGGTTGAAAGAAGCCGCCCAGGTTCGCCTGGGCGGCCCGTTGGTTTAGGCGTGTCGGCGATAAGTACGTGGCGTATGCTCGATCTCATTTACACCTGCCCAACACTTATGACACAGCCCAAAATCATCAAGCAGATAATCGCGTCCGCATTCTACACACCCATAGCCGCGAGCCGGTCGGTGTCTGTGTGGTCCGTCTCCTCTAAATATTCATCATACCCATCATACAGGTCCAGCCACATATGCGAAGCCGTTTCAAGCAATCCCTCCGCCTGTTGCGGATCGAGGGCGCCGTATCGGTCGCGTAGTTCTTCGACCGTGATGCCGGGATGGTTTACAGCGTATGAGATAATTGCGTTGTGATCTGACATGGTATCAACACTCCGTTGGTTGATGGTGGGTCGTGTGTTTCACTACTAAATAATATACTCTTTATTGACTATTTGTCAAGATATTATATTGACTCTGATTGTTTTTTATCTTGCCTTTCTTTGACTCCCATTGTATAATAGAAGTATGAAAACTTTTAGACAAGTATACCGGGCAATGACCGCCGAAGAAAAAAGACAAGCGGCGGCGGACCTTAAAGTATCGCCATCGCTCTTCTGTTATTGGAGTAAGGGCGGCCGGCAACCGACGCTTGCCAGGGCGTTCGATATTGAGGACAAGCTGGGAATCTCTGTTTATTCGTGGAGGTGATATGATAAAAACAGACCATAAAGGCGTTGCGCATATCGTGGGTTTATCAGGCGGCAAAGACTCGACCGCGTTGGCGTTGCGGTTGAAAGAATTACACCCGTCCGTCCCATATAATTACGTGTGTTCTCCCACCGGTGACGAATTGCCGGAAATGGTCGATCACTGGTTGCGCCTCGGCGACATTCTCGGATCCCGATTGATTCCTATAACGGCAAGCGGCGCATCGCTCAATGGATTGATCCGAGAATTTAACGCGGTACCTAACGCCCGTATGCGATGGTGTACGCGCATATTGAAAATAGAGCCGTTTAAGGCGTTTCTTCTTGCCAATGCGCCGTGTATTCATTACGTGGGGATCCGCGCCGATGAAGACGACCGGGAGGGCATATATGGAGAAATAGAGGGTGTAACGCAATTATACCCGTTTCAGGATTGGGAATGGAAAATAGGTGACGTATTGGAATATCTACGCGCCCACGGGATCAGCATACCACGGCGCACCGATTGCGCCCGGTGTTACGCGCAACAATTAGGGGAATGGTGGAACCTATGGGCCGACCATCCTGAGAAGTTCCAGGATGGCGTCGAGCAGGAAAAAAAGACGGGTTACACATTCCGGTCTGAGTCGAGGGATTCGTGGCCGGCGTCACTGGAATTAATGCGCCAGAGATTTGAAAAAGGCGATGCGCCTGGGCGTTCTAAATCATCACGGCATCAACTTCGATTATTCGATGATGAATTACAACACGAGCAAGGGCGGTGTCGGGTGTGTACATTATGATGGGGCAACCATGACTAAAGCCATCGAAGGCAAAGAACGCGCCGACCTTATCAGGGAAGAAAAGCGGCGGGAGAAGATGGTGAAAGAGGGCGGGCGCCATACGGCATTCTTTAAAGGGGAAAACAAGAAAGCCAAGTCAACGCGATCGACGAGCCCCGCCGACATAACGCGCAACATAGTGAACCGGATCAAACGGGGAGAGGCGGACTTCCTTTGCGTGATGCCATCGGGTAAAGAGCTGTACCGGTTGCAGATAGGGAAAGACACCGTTTATGTTTTCTATTCCGTGACACATTATATTACCAGGCAGACCGAACGCGTCCACTTTTTGCCGCCTAACTTCATGGATAGCAAGGAAGTGGTCGACGGGGTGCTGACGGTGGTAAAATGATAAACATGCCGCCGTGGTCCATGCGGACGCGCACGGATCGGACAACGCTCGACATGCCTGCAGGGTATGTCCTCTGCGGGTCGGTAAAAATCCAGCGCGGCGTGCATCAAAAGTGTTTGGAGGCCACCACCAACAAAGGGGGTTTTATGGTTAAATAAGCAATGTCAACAACAGGAGAGACATGCGGCGTATTCTTACCGGTTGCGCCGCATTGTTTTTTAACCGGAAAGCAAAGGGGAAAATCATGAATAACACGATTACGGCAAGAATAAAATCAGTTGAATACCAGAAGGGCGACCAGACCTGTATTAAGTTTGAATCGCTGATACAGGGCGAGGATCAAGGAAAGGGTAGCCTGGTATTGCATGGACGGGTAAGCGCCGAACCGGGCAGCGAGGTTGATATAACTATAGGGATAAGCGAGCCCTTGCAGCTCGACTTGTCATTGGCGGTATAGGGAAGGGTGGATGGGATGACGGATAAAGAAAAATTAGAGTGGATCGGAGAGAATGTGCGGCAAATCATGCGATCGCATGGGCAATATGAAATACATTACGAAGATGACTATGCGTTGATGCCATACACAAATGAACCGACTTTCGAGAAAGCGTTGGCAATGGCTATAAAATACCGCAACCGGCGAGAATACGCGCAACGAAGAACGGGCCGGGGTCGCCAACTCAATCTTGTCAAGGATCCATAATGATAATAAAGGGCAACGCCCGCCGGCTACCGCTAGCCGATCAATCTGTGCAATGCGTGATTACTTCGCCGCCGTATTACGGTTTGCGTGACTATGGCGTGGGCGACCAGATAGGCCTCGAGCCATCCCTTGACGCCTATCTCGAAACGATGGTGGGCGTGTTCGCTGAGGTATGGCGCGTGTTGCGCGACGATGGCGTGGTGTGGGTTAATATGGGGGATACGTTTTCGGGGGGCAAAGTGGGGCGCGACGACTGTGAAACTCTTTTGAGGGATGGACGGACCCCACCGGGGCCGTGTTATCAACGGAACCCTCCTCCCGGCTTCAAACCCAAAGACCTCATGATGGTTCCCCATCGCCTTGCTATACGCCTACAGGATGCCGGGTGGTACGTCCGCCAGGAAATCGTATGGCACAAACCGAACCCCATGCCTGAGAGTTGCCGGGACCGATGCACACGGGCGCATGAATTTGTGTTCATGATAACGAAGCGGGCGCGGTATTTCTATGACCAGGATGCGATACGGGAAGAAGGAACGAAGGGCGCGGCGGGTAGCCGTTTCGATACAGGCAAAACAGGTGTAAACGGAACTGGGCGGGTTCAAGAAGGGTATCGAGAAACAAGCGGCCGCAACAAGCGTTCCGTCTGGGCCGTCCCGACCGCCCCGTTTTCAGGCGCCCATTTCGCAACATTCCCGCCCGACTTGATAGAGCCGATGATACTGGCCGGCACTTCGGCAAAGGGCCGGTGTCCGGAGTGCGGGGCTCCGTGGGAAAGGATGGTGGAGGTAATCGGGGAGACGATAGGACATGGTACCTGGACGGGCGGGCGCACTACTGACCGTGGTGAATCAGCGTCAATGTCAGGCGTTATGACCGTGAAATCTCACGACGGGACTTATAGCCGCACAACCACCGGATGGCGTCCTACTTGCGCCCACGACCACGCCCCGGTCCCGTGCGTGGTCCTCGATCCTTTCGCGGGATCCGGTACGGTCGGCCAGGTGTGCCGTAAGCATGGCCGCAAGTTCGTCGGCGTCGATTTGTCCCTGGCGTACCTGCGAGAAATAGCGTTGCCACGGGCGGAAGGGACGCAGACGGTGGAATCGTTGGAGCAATTACCCATGTTCGGAAAGGATGGATGATATGCGCCAAATAGTTTTTATCATGTTATTATTCATATCGTGCAAAGGCGCTACCGGTCCCACCGGCCCGGATGGATTACGGGGCTTTACAGGTGACCAGGGCGCGCCCGGGGTTGTGCGGAGCGTGGAGGCCCAGGGGGTTTCTGATGGATCCGTTTATCCCGCCGCGTCCGCCGTTCTTACTTTGTCGCCGGCGCTTGGTAGTAACTCAAATAAGCCGCCGCCCATAGCCGCATACGTTGGCAATTCCGGTGTCTGGCTTCTTGTTTCCGATGGCGAAGGGACCACGGAGGGGCAATTTGTTATATTGGAATTAGGGGTTGTGGGCGTCAATACATTATGGAGGGTATTGTTTTTTAACGTGGCGGCCGGTAATGATGTGAGGGTAATTGCTTACTATTAGTCGAAAGGATGGATGGGTATGAATGATATGATAGCCGCAGCGAAGCCAATGCAAGAGCCGAAACATGAAAGGATTTTCAATCAGATTTTATCTTATGATCAGCAGATAGAAAACCTGGAAAATTTGCTTTCGGAGATCAACAGCTATTCGAATATAGACGATCCGAAAGTACCGGCTACCGAATCGGAAAGGTTCCCGCTTTCTATGTTTTTAGAAGTTATGCCGGAAAGATTGCAGGAAATGAATGAGCGGTTTGAAAAACTGACACTGGCTATACGTGAAAGATTATTTTGATTGACAACGCCACATAAACCAGTACCACGATTACCCTTATGAGTAAAGGATGGATGGGATGAATGTGGACGAACTCATTAAAGAACTAAAAGCCGGTCCTCGTGGCCCGATTGCTATTTTAATACAAAGCCCGTTTGATCAGGCATCTATGCACTTGGATTTTAAAATGGAGGTTAACGATCAAAAAGACTTTGTATCTTTTCGTCCGGTTGCCAATGACTATGCAGATATTGTCAATGCCGTGCCAGGGGAATATGAGTATATAAAAACACACTTACTTACGGCGCGAGGGACCGAGACCGAGGATGCTCATAGTCATCCGGGCATGTCGCTGGTTGATCAAGTTTTATACGAATTGTATGTGACCGACCACAAAACCACGTCCGACTTAAAAATTGCTATTATCGGGAAGGTCTTAACGGCAAAGTCCTTGACAACGCCACATAAACCAGTACCATAGACAGTATTCCATCCGTACCGCCGGGGGCTTATAATCTTCGGAAATGGTGGCGGGTCGTGCCGGTTTCACGGCTCGCCGCCTACTTTAATTTAAACCGGAAATTCGGGGGATCCCCGCATGTCATCTTATTCATTCGAAGAACACCACGCAAAGCAATACGGTACCGACGCCGCTATTTTCCTCAACCACGTCGGTTTTTTCGTTAAAAAGAACCAGGCCGAAGAGCGCAATATTTATAAAGGCTGCGCCTGGACGTTTAACACCCTCGACCAGTATGCACGTATCTTTCCGTGGATGTCGAGGGATTCCGTCAACCGCGTAATCGTTAAGCTGAGAAAGGCCGGCGAAATTCGCCTTGCTCATGGCATCGATGGAAACAAGTTTGACCGTAAGAATTGGCTCACTATACCAGCAATGTTCGATATTGCGGAATCGCCAGATGTACATATTGCGGAATCGCCAGATGTACATATTGCGGAATCGCCAGATGTAATAATAGGATTACAGGTAGAACCATCAGAAACAGCAGGTAGTACAAGCGCGCATGACACGCGCGAGGACGAAAAACAAGATGAAAAGATTGTTGCTCTTGATAGTGATTTAGATGAAGAACAGAAAGACGCAAAACAAGACGCCGCCACCGAGAAACAGATAGGCTATATAAAAGAACTCGCCGGTAAGAAAGAGATGCCGGAAAATACCGCCCGTGAAATAGCAAGATTTGCACTCCTGCCGCCAGGGGGCCGAGCAAAGAAAAAAGCCTCCGAATTGATTACCGCCCTCGAAGTACTACCCGACAAATCCAACATCATAACCGCCATCCTGTACAACCCGACCGATTCGTGGATCCAGAAGATACCCCGCGATACCTTCGAATACATCCGCTCTACGCTCCACAATCACCACCGGGGGCCGCAGGCCATACGTCCGGCGGTATTCGATATCGACGGCAAAGAGTATCATCTGGTTGCTATCGACGCCTACGATCCGGATAAGAAGGCGGAGAACAACGGACCCGATACAGACAGGGGGAAGATGCCGCCGGTTACACCGGGAACCGATGCCGCGTATGCAGTCGATGCCTTAGTTTACGCTACCGACGTAACGCCGAAACCGTAATATGAGGTGGCGCCATGAACATGGACCAGCCGAACACCCAGGAAAGCCGCTCCATAGGAGTGCCACCGGACGACCCATCGATTGATTCGGGTTCTCCTGAATGGCATAATCGATTAAATAGATTGATTCAGGGCGTTAATTGGTATTGTGAGTTCATTGACAGTGATGACTATTACGAGGATGCGCTGGATAAATATGAAAACGATGTTTTTGAGGCTGCTATCCATTTGGTCAAAGGTCCAGAATATGACAAATGGGCTAAAATCCGTTGGGAAGATATGTAAGGTGTTGCCATGAATATTTTGATAAACGACGCAAAAATGGTACTGGCCACATGCCTCTATTGCAAAGACTGCGGCCTTTATGCTCAAGGCGAAAAAGATTGCATAAGACTATTGGCGGGACAACACGCCATTGAAACGGGACACGCCGTTGTAATTCAGACGGGGTATCAATACGAAATCTCCTTTTACGACGAGCCTGAAATGACGACCGAAATATGCACATGCGATCCTGAAAAGTTTGTCAAAGCTGGAATCACTTCTATCTATTGCCCCGTACACGGCGGCGCAACGGAACAGCAATGCAAAATAAGCGAAGGAATGAAACGATCATGGAAGTATCGGAAGGCCCAACCATGACCAACGAAATCCCCGATCGTACCTGGTGGCTGCTCACCATCCTGGCTACGGTGACCGTAGTATCGGCATTCGTGGGGCTCTGGCGTATCGTCGTATGGGTGTGGGGATATAGGGAGGTATTGTAGATGCGATGCAATAAAATTGACGATGCAACCGGCTTAGATATAACGCACATAGGGGATTGCCCAAAGGCGGAACCCAAGATAAAAAGCACCTGGGCGCATGCTGTTTACGCGCTGATGAAGATGAACAAATTTATTATAGTCGGGTTCCTGTTTATCGCTTATCTCGTCGCCGCGCTTATTGCTTTCGTGGTCAACAATCCCGATTACCACGCGCATCAATGGCGGGCGCTTCTCTCATTCGTAACGATGGAGCCTATGTGATGAATTGCTCAATTTGCGGAGGTCCTTTATTCCAAATCCAAAGGTCCACGCCGGTATATGAAACTATTAGAGACAGGGTAAAACCCGACAGAATCGTTCGTGTCCGCGATGAAATAATACATAAGGTCGTATGTCCCGTTTGTGAGGATAAGTAATGACACTCGGCCAGGAAGTCACCCTCATAACCGAGCTCGGCGACTTCTCACAGATAGAAGATTGCCTGGTCCGGAACGGCGTATGCGATACCGAGAACATGCGGTATGACCTCTACCTCCTGACGCCGCAATGGAAAACGATCAGGCGGTTGAAGCTGGAACAGGCGGGCCATAAGTGCCAGGTGTGCGCCAGTAAGAACAATTTGCAGATCCATCATAACACTTACGATCGGCGCGGACGGGAACGGTTGGACGATTTGACGGTATTGTGTAACCAGTGTCATGAGCTATATGAAACGTCGGAATTTATGGGCGCATTCGATAAGGCGGGCGGAACATGAACAAGTCAGATAAGCGAGATCTGGAAAAGATAATCATATGGGGATTACTGACGCTATTGATGTTTGCACAGGCAGCGCAATCTTATTATCTGGTTAATCATACGCATTGATAGAGTTGGAACATGAATAAAACAAAAGCCTTCTGGATCACGCTCAAATTTGACGCCGGATGCCGGGGATGCCGGAAGGAATTGAGATCAGGCGAACGGGTGATATTTCACCGACTCGAATCTGTTATAGGGTTGATGTTCTGCGGCGTCGAGTGCTTGCGGGGCGTCGATGAAAACGCGCGGGTTGGGAATGATGAGCTTTCGCAATATACACGGAAGGAAACAACATGATACGCCTGAAGTTCGAACGCACAAAACGAGGATGGTCGCAACAGGAGTGTGCTGCCCGTGCTAAAATGCACGGGACCGAAATAAGTCGAATTGAAAATGGTCGAGCTCGTCCTTGGCCGACCCAAGAGCCGCGACTATTTGCTTTGTTTGGTATTCCGGTCGAAGATTTATTGAAAGATGTTGAGATTACCATCGTTTCATAACAGTGGATGATATAATAATTTTAAGAAACGCCAGGGATTGAAGTTATGACAGATCAAAATGATACACGTAAAAAAAGGTTGAAGCCGAATCAAGTAAAATTTATTGCAGCCTACTTGAATCACGGCACTGTATCAAAGGCCGCAGAAATGGTCGGCATCGAGCGAATGACGCATTACAGGTGGTTAAAAAAAGAAGGCGATTATCTCGATGCTTGGAACGATGCTCATGAAATTTGGTGCGAAAATCTGGAAAGAGAAGCCTATCGCCGTGCGTATGAAGGCATCGATAAACCGATCGTCTACCAAGGCAAAGTCACTAAGTCTAAGCGCATGAAAGAATACTCCGACACGCTGCTCATATTCTTGATGAAAGGTAATATGCCCGATAAGTACAAAGAACGCACCGAGATACAGGCGCACGTCAAGCCCGGTCAGTTTTCATGGGCGGATGATGAACCGGAAGGGGTTAACGGATGAAGCGCATTGACAAAGAAGGTAAGCCCAGGGATTGGCGGGAAGAGAATTTTGTATTGTCGCCTTATGCTATTTGGTTGCTTGAAACAGGCCGGAAACCCCCGTTGCCAAAGATAGTATGCGCTGGGAGTTAAGGCGGATGGGAACAATGGCGGCGGGCCGCAAGGCGTGTGCTAAATGGCTATATGCACGGGTGTAAATTGTTGCTATATCCTACGCCGCCATTAAATCCGAAGGTTGTCTCGAAGAACAAATGGAGTGTTCATCCTGCTTGGGCAGGGAGGTTGCGGGATCGTTACCCGTCGAGATAATAGCACCACCCTCATTAAATCTCCGCTTGACACATTCCCCCCTGCAATCCAAATTGAAATAGCGATCACAACCGAATACCAGGCCACCAAAAGCGCGGGATAATTATGTATGAATTTCAGTTGATGCTTAACAGGGGACGGACGCGGCAACAGTTTGCAGAGCGTAAATTTGGTAAAGCACTACAGGCGGATCTCGGCGTTGACACCGATATATGGGACGGGGCGGACGGGGTAACCTCGACGCCGATATGGGAGCGGCCCACCCAGGCGCGCAAGCACAACATAAAATCGACCGACGCTGCCGATGCCCTGACGGGTACCGGGATGCAGACCATGCGAATATACGGGTTAAAAGACTGGAACACGTTTGAGGTATTCGAGGACATAAACCTGGACGGGGTAAACGACGTGGAAACCGCCCGAGAATATGTAATCATATACCGCAAGAAGGGGAAAACGTGGGGATCCGGAAGGAAGAACGCGGGCATAATCACGTCCACGGCACAGACAGACGACACCATTACCGCAGTCATTCAGCCGGGGAACAATCAATCACTCATGGCCATCTTCGCGGTTCCCTCCGGGTATGCTTATGGCCTGACGCAAATAAGAAGCCTGATATTAAAGGCGTCCGGATCAGCGGATATAGATACTGACATGACATTGTTCGTTATGGAAAACGCGGACCAGGTAAACGCCGGGTGGATCGTAAAAGACGTGTTTCAGGTCGCCAGCGATGCGCCGCTTGATGATGAATATTCACCGCCGGATAGATGGGTTGGGCCGGCCATAATAAAGATGCAGGTAAACGCCAACGCCAACGCGGTTGTGACCGGCAGCATCAACGGCATCGTGGTACACATATAAAAAACTATTGACTAATTTTAGGAATCCTATTATAAATATGTAAATCAAACATGCCGCTGTGGTCCATGCGGACGCGCAAGGGATCGGAAACGACGAGGGGCCTCAATAATATGGGGATAATAACACCCTGATAACTCGGGTCGGCGTGAAATCCGGCACGGCGGCAACAAAACCCGTTAAGCCAGCCAACGGAGGGCGGCGCAAACAGGATGTGTTTATGTCTGTGGCGCTCAATAAAGTGGTTCCAGCCTACAAGCCCGCACTAACAACCAGAAAACGCAATGTGATATTATTTGGTGGATCCGGTTCTAGTAAATCCACCTTTGCCCACCAGAAAGAAGTTGGACTTCTGCGCGACGCTTCCCCCCGAACCTTATTCCTGAGAAAAACAAAAGACACGCACCGCCGATCCTGTTTTCAACTATGCCGGGATATTATAGATTCCCTCGACTGGTATCCAGAGTTTGACATTAACAAAGCGGACATGACGATCCAACACGGCCAGTCCCTGGCGTGGTTTGTGGGCCTGGACGATCCACAGAAATTGAAATCGGTAACGAGCCCAACGCGGATATTGGTTGAAGAAGGGACCGAGTTGAGCAATGAAGATTTGCGAGAGATCGATCGCCGTGGGCGCGGCGTGGAATTCGAGCAATTAACCATATTGTTTAATCCGGTACTGGCCGCCCGTCGCATCTTTAAATACTTCGGGATCCCCGAGGTGGACCTCCCTGATCGCGGTTACCGGGAATTTGAGGACGCATACGTACAGCACACCACCTGGCTCGACGCCCGCCGGTTTATCGGTGATGATTATGTGAAGGTTTTCCGGCGTCAGGGCGGGGTACATCAACAGATATACGAGTTTGGCAAACTGGTTTCCAACGATGAACCCGACCAGCTAATAAAGTGGGAGTGGTTGAAGGCCGCCTTTGAGAGAGATCCGGAATCGGTCGATGATGGCAAGCAAAGACTCGGTATCGATCCCGCATGGACCGGGCCTGATGAAGAAGTGATGCAGCGGTTTAAGGGGCGTTGCCTGGTTGAAACCATCGAAACGGACTTTAAAGATATGGGCCGCCTTGCCGCACACGCGGTTACCGTGATAAAAGACAACCGGATACCACCGGAGAACGTGGGGATCGATGCGGTGGGTGTCGGCGCTGGTTGCTACGATAATATTGCTACCGCCTACGATATACAAAAGATTATATCGGGAGCATCGCCCGTGGATGACGTGCCATATATCCCCGAGGAAATAGAATTTAACAACCTGAGATCGCAGATGTGGTATTACGCCCGGGAGTTATTAGAGCGCGGCCTTGTGGCGATCGATATAGAGGACGGCGAAGCCCGGGACAAGTTGCAAGAGGAACTACTGGCTCCCCGGTTCCGGTCGGTATCATTGGTTAAAATCGAGATAGAGCCGAAGCGCGGCACGAAGTCATGGGGTATAGAACACCGGCTGGGACGCTCTCCCGATCATGCCGATCCGTTTGTTTATGGGTTGTTCGCCGAACATGTGGAGCAATCCGGTGGGGTGTTGTTTGCGGTATAGGTACATTGGCGGGTGCTCGGCCTTCACGATCCCGTATGCCTGTTACATGGACCAGTGAAAGCGGCGATGAACTGGTAATTAAAAGACACGTCCCGCTCATGAAAAATGTTACTATACAAATGTTCCACGTGAAACAATAGGCGCGATGTGATATGGTAATTCAAACGATATCAAAAAAAGAGATTGAAGCGGCTGCAGTAATTATTGTTTCGGTATCTAAGGCGGTCACGGATCAAAGGGCCGATTCAATGGTCAATTATCTAAAAGAATCATTTCCCGATAAAACGATTATTTTTTCACGTGGCGAATTGCCTAAAATAACACTCCGTCGAAGTTGGTTTCATACTTTGCGATCTATGGCGGCAAGACTAATGCCATCTTTTAGGGGTTGATCATGAATACTGTAATCGAACCATACACACCGGTACTCGACACCGCAGGGGCATACGCGGACGGCGATTCTCTGGTGGATGCGGAAACAGAGATCAAGGGCGTATTCGATGTCAATTCAACACTGGTGACATTGAAACACATCGCCATCACCGACCTTGCAGCACAGGCCGCGCCGCTGGCGTTCCTGTTCTTCAATGCGGTACCGGCAGCTACGACGTTCGCCAAGAATGTGGCGCTCACAGTGAACGATACCGACCTTGCGAACCTTGCGGGGCGCGGCTTTGTGGTGGCGGCTGATTATGAGGCGTTCGTCGCCAACGCGATGGGCGAGGCGTCCGATCAGGTCGTGATCCGCAAGGGCGCCACCACATCGTTATGGGTCGTGGGTGTTTCACGTGGGACGCCGACGTATGTAACCGCTGCCGACATAGTTGCATACTTCACGTTCGACCGGGAAAATATAAATTAGCGTATGAAAAACCGGCAATTATTCGACAACGACGCAGTAAAGGCCATTATCTCCGTTCCCGGCTGGATCGATGATCTGGCCAGTGGTACCACGAAGACACCTGTCAACACCTATGAGTCGGTCCCGCTCTTATACCGCGCCGTCATGCTCAGGGCGCAGGCAATAGCGGCGGTACCGTTCTTTGTATTCAAGGGCGAAGAGGAAACAGACTGGCCGTTCGAGCAGGATTGGGGCGAACTGTCCTTTATGGTCGAGCTCGCCCTGATGCTGGCCGGTGCGGGGTATATCCTCAAGATCCGCGAGGGCCGCCAGATCGTCCGCCTTAAATGGCTGAACCCGTTTACAGTCGAATGGAAATGGGTCAAGGCAACCAGGGAAACACCGGCGCACAATGTTTTCACACAGAAGATAGGCAGCGAGACGTTCGGGCCGTGGACCGACGACGACATTATCGCATTCCGTGAGCCGTCAATGGTCGCCGATGTAGGGCCGGGACTTGCCCCGGCACAGGTGGCCCTCACGGCTTCAAAGCTGCGCCTTAGTGTCGATGAATTCGCTACCGGGTTTTTCGAGCATGGCGGCCAGCCGGTCACACTTCTGACGACCGAAGGCAAGATCAGCGACACAGAGCGGGACCGGGCCGAAGCGTTTTTCAAGCGAACAATAACCGGCGTTAAGAATGCATTCCGGACCATATTTTTACGTGCCAAAATAAACGCCCAGATATTGACACCCGAACTTAAAAGTATGGAAATGGGCGAAATGTCGAACAGAACCATATTGGATATCGGCGCCGCCCTATCCGTTCCCCGGTCGCTACTTGAATCAGACGCCGCCAACTTCGCAACGTCGCAGTCAGACCTACAGACATTTTGGGATATGACCGTCAGGCCGCGCCTGCCGTGGTATCAGCGCCGCATAAATAAGGAATTGTTCGGTAACATAGTGGAGGATTACCGCCTTGAATACGCGCCCGAAAACCTGGCCATATACCAGACCGATGAGGTTAAACGTTCCGGGGCGCTGGTGAATCTTGTCAACGCGGGCGTTGCGCTTGAAGATGCGCAACTACAACTCGGGTATGATGTATCTGAGAACATCGCCGAGCGGGATCCGGAGAAAGAGGAACAGGAAGTCACCGAGGAAGAAAAGGGCATTCGGGATCCCCACTCAGAATTGGGGCAAAAAAAATATCTTGATTCTTTGCGGGAATTGAGACAATGGAAAGCGTTCGAACTTAAACGCCATCCTTTCACCAAAATAAATTATCGCCGGTTTGAGCATAAACATATTCTGGAACCCATCCGCCGGTTGATTGAGTCCCGCCTTGCAACCGCCAAAACAAAGGACGATATCAAAGCCGCCTTCGCATCGACCA